CGGCATCAACCCCAACCTCGTCGCCGCCGCCGACCCGATCCTCGTCCTGCCCATCCCCTACGAGGCCACCGACGATGACGGCCCGTGGATGGTGCAGGTCATCGTCTTCAGCCAGTTCTACATGCGGGACGACGGCACCAAAGAGCACAACCTGCTCACCCGGCAGCCGGTGACGTTCCAGCGCACCGTGCCCCTACGGGCGCCCTTCCCGACCGAGACCACCACGGACGGAGAAGACCATGGCCAAACTGACCGGCAAGCAGCGCAAGAAGCTCCCCAAGAGCTCATTCGCGATCCCCAGCAAGCGCAAGTTTCCGATCCCCGACAAGGCCCACGCCCGGAACGCCCTGGCGAGGGTCAAGCAGTCAGGAACGAAGGCGCAGCAGAAGAAAGTCCGCGCCGCCGTGACGAAGCGGTTCCCCAGCCTGAAGAAGACCGGCAAGAAGAAGTAGGTGCCCGATGACCGACACCCCCGAGGAGCCGCAAGCACACGGCGTGCACATCGACGCCCAGCCCGGCAGCGCCACCATCACCCTCGACGGCACCCCCCTTGCCGCGGGAACGGTCACCGGCTACGTCCTCGAGCACGCCGTCGCCGAGGCCCTGCCCATGCTGATCCTGCACACCCGGCAGCCCGACCACGTCGCCTTCGATGGCCTGGCCCGCGTCGCGGTCGGCGTTCACAAGTCGCCCGGCGAGCTGGTGGCCTCCTTCCTCGCCGAGATCGACCCCGTCCTGCTGGACCAGGAGGCCCTCAACCGGTCCGACTACGGCGGCGGCCCGGGTGCCACCGCCCGCGCCATGCTCGCCACCCTCATCGAGTGGGCGCGCGGCGGGAAGGAGGGAACCTGATGCCCGGCCTCGACCTGTCCTCGGTCGCCGCAGTGGTGGAGGGGATGATCCTCCTCGACACCGTCCGCTTCACCACCCCCGCCGCCGGCAAGCCCGTCTTCGACCCGGCCACCGGCCGCTACACCTACCCCGAGGGCGACCTCCTTTACGAAGGCCCCGGCGCCGTGCAGTCCGGGGCCATGCCCGAATCAGCGGCCGCGGCGGCGGCGAACATGCCGTGGGTCAACGAGACCACGTCGAAGTACCGGGCGCTCACACCACTGTCGGCGCCGCTCGCCGCCCGGGACACCCTGGTCACCGTCGTCGCCGTGCACGCTGGCGGGGACCTGTCGCTGATCGGCCGTCAGTGGCGGGCGCAGGATCCGTCACTGGGCGGCACCCTGGGGGTCGTCCGCATCACCAGCCTGGACCAGATCCAGCAGCAGGCGGGGGCGGGAAGCTGATGGACCTCGATGAGCTCGCGGGGCGTCTCGAGCAGGCCGCGGGCCGGGTCGGCCCGGAAACCAACCGGACCGTCAAGCAGCAGGGGCGTCTGCTGCGTGCGCTCATCATGGAGAACGCGTCCGGCCGGCCCGGCCCGAACGTCATCTCCAGTGACTACCGCGAATCGTGGACGCCGGAGCCGTTCGCGGTCCCCGACGGCGGGGGCGTCACCATCGGCACCCGTAAGCCGCAGGGGCGGCGTCTCGAGTACGGCTTCTACGACATGACGGACAGCATCGGCCGCCACTTCTTCCAGGTACCTCGCCCGCACGTGGGGCCCGCAGTGAACGAACTGTCACCGGAGTACAAGGAGGCGTTCAAGGGCGCCCTGGACCGCATCTTCGGGAGCTGACCGTGATTGACCGCCTGCCCGTAACTCAGGGCCTGCAAGCACTCCTTGAGACGCTGACCACGTTCCCCGTCGGCCTGCGCACCGTCCCCCTGAACGAGTCCGGGAACCCGGTGCCGCCGCCGTACACGCTGCTGTACCCGCTGGACAGGGGTGACGACACTGGCACCCTCGCCGACAACGGCACAGCGGCCGTCGTGGACTACCAGGCCACGTTCGTGTCCGGCCCCGACCCGCAGAACCCCGACAGCCGCGGCGGCGACGAGCAGGCCCAGTGGATGGCCGACCGCGGCTGGAAGGTCACCGAACGGCCCGCGGACGGAAGCCCCGGTTACGCGCACCCGATCAGCGTGGGCCCTGGTGTCGGCTGCTGGTGCCGGGAAGCGCGGGAGGCGGGGGGAACGTCCGACCAGAACGATGCAATCATCACTTCAGTGATCCGTTACCGCCTCTACCTCGAGGCGACCGCCTAGACAGGCGGAGTACGACCGCACCGCGGCGGGACCCCACGCGGACGCTGCCAGGCAGGCAGCCGCCACACACCGACACGTGTAGCAGGGGCCCCAAACGTTCGGCCCCTATCCGCGAGGGGCCATTTTCATGAGGTTCAACCGCAAGGGCGTAACGAAGATCAAGTTTGTGCCGACGATCGCATCGACGGCACTGCTTCCGACGCGCGCCGAGATCAGCGCAGGCAACGACCTGACCGACGGCATCCGCTCCATCGACGGCTGGAGCCTGGAGAACCAGCCCATCGAAACCCCCGACATGGGCTCCACGTTCGTCTCGAAGATCGACGGCGACGACGCGGCAGCCGACTCCAGCCTCGGCTTCTACGAGGACAACACCCTCGACGACATCGAAACCGACCTCGCCAAGGGCACCACCGGCTTCATCTGCATCTTCTCCAAGGGCGACGTGCCCGCCGGGAAGGGCCTGGACGTCTTCCCCGTCAAGGTCGCATCCAACTCGAAGGCGTACTCCACGGACAACGAGGCCGCACAGATCAACGTGCAGTTCGTCATCACCGACCGGCCCGTCTTCAACCAGACCGTGCCCGCAGCCGGCACGGACGAGGTCCAGACCGTCACCATCACCGGCACGCCGACGGGCGGCACGTACACGCTGACCTTCAGCGGGCAGACCACCGCAGCGATCGCCTACAACGCCACCGCCTCCGCGGTGCAGTCCGCCCTCGAAGCCCTCTCCAACATCGCACCGGGCGACATCACCTGCGGCGGCGGCCCGCACCCGGGCACCCCTATCACGGTCAACTTCGGCGGCGGCGCCTACGACGGTGCCGACGTCCCGCAGATGACCGCCACCGGATCGTTCACCGGCGGCACCAGCCCGGCCGTCACCGTCAGCACCACCACACCTGGCGGCTGACCCACCCCCTCAAGCCCCCGGCCGGGCGCCCCGCGTACTGGGAAGGGCGCCGTGCGCGCCCGGCCGGGCCTTCCCACTGGAGATCCACATGACCACCGGAACCAACGGATGGGACGCCCTCGCCAAGCGTCTCGACAACGTCAAGAAGCCCGTGCAGACGTTCCTGCTGTGCGACGACGCCGACATCCGGGACCGCTACCAGGCGGCGAAGCAGGACGCCGAGCAGGCCGACGCCTACCTCAAGGCGCTGCCCAAGAACACCCCCGCCGAGGACCGGGCTGCGGTGGAGAAGCAGGCCAAGGACGCACAGACCGAACTCGCGGCCGCGCAGAAGGCGTACAACGCGCACACCGTCACCCTCCGTTTCGCCGCCCTCGAACGCAAACAGCTTGAGCTGTTGCAGAAGCAGCACCCGGCGACCGAGGAGGACGAGGAGCGCGGCGAGGACTGGCACACCGAAACCTTCGCGCCGGCCCTCATTGCCGCCTCCTCCCTGGACGGCATGCCCGTCGAAGCCGCCCGCACCTACCTCGACACGTGGGCGCCCGGCGATGCCCGCGACCTGTGGCAGGCCGCCTGGACCATCCAGCACCAGAAGCGCACCGACCTGGGAAAAGGCTGATCGACGATGCCGCGTTCCGTGCCGAGATGGAGCTGTGCCACCAGTGGGGTATGCCCCACAGCCGGTTCCGCGGGCACGGCGACGGCACCTGGACCGACCTCGACCGCCGTAAAGCACTCGCCTACGCCGACTACCTCAAACAGCTCTGCCCCTCCTGCGGCACCCGCCCAGAGGAGTGGGACGAGAACGCGGGCGGCGACGAGGACGCCTACCGGGCCTTCAGCCACCGCTGCATCGGATGCCAGCTCCTGGCCGATAAGCAGAAGACCGTACCCACGGACGACGAGGGACACGGCGTGAAGGTCGGCCTGATCCCCACCAGCGTCCACGCGGCCATGCGACTGGCACGCCAGCAGCACTAGACGAGCGAAGGGAGGCAGCAGATGTCCGAGTGGAACCTGAGCGTACGCCTCAGCGGGCAGGGATCCGACCTGTCCCGCACGCTGCGCGACACCGCCCGGGGCGCCCGCACTGCCTCCCGCGACGTCAACGCGCTGCGCCGCGACATCGGCCGGCTGCGTACGGAGGCCGCCCGGGACATCCGGGTACGGCTCGACGTGGACGCCGACCATCTGCGGACAGACATCCGCGCAGCAATCACCGCAGCCGGCGGCCAGTCCGTCACCATCGGCATCACCGTCGACGACACGGGCCTCACCGCGCTGCGGGCCAACGCACGGGACACCGCGCACGCCCTCAACGTCCTCCAGCGTGCCGCCCGCGAAGCGAAGAACGAACTCGGAGAACTCGAAGGGCGCTCGCTCACCACCGCAGCCGCCCTGCGCCGCATCAACACCGCAGCCGGCCGGGCCCACAACCGCCTCGGTGACCTGTCAGGCAGCACACGCACGTTCCGCACAGACCTCGACGACCTCGACGGCTCCCTCACCCGCGTGAGCGGACGGCTTGGTGACCTGCGCGGACGGGTCGGCGGCCTGAACAACAACAGCGGCGGACGCGGTGGCCGCGGCGGATCCGGCATGCTCATGGGCCTGCTCACGTTCGCCCCCGCAGCGATCCCACTGGCGGCCGGGCTGACCGCCGAACTCGCCCCGCTGACCGCCCAGTTCACCGCCGCCGGTGTGGCCGGGGCCGCGTTCGGCATCGCGATCGCCGGGCAGATCGGACCGCTGTCCGACACGGCCGACGCGGAGGAGAAGTACCGCAAGGCCGTCATGCAGCACGGCGCCGCCTCCAAGGAGGCTATGGCCGCCTCCCTCGCCTACCAGCAGCAGCTCGCCCAACTGCCGCCCGCCAGCCAGCAGGCCGCGGTTGCCCTGTCCACCCTGAAGGGCACCTTCTCCGGCTGGTCCAACGACATGACCCGCTTCACGATGAAGCCGGTCACCAACGGCATCGCCCTCCTCGATGCGCTCATCCCGCACCTGACCCCGGAAGTTCAGTCGGCGTCCACCCAGTTGAACCGTCTTGTCTCGGTCGCCGGCGGGGCGTTCGCCTCCCCGGGCTTCGACGCGTTCGCCGGGAGGGTCGCCCGGTTCACCGACAGCAAACTCGACCAGCTCACCGACGAGGTCATCCACCTGATGCGGGTGATCTCCTCCGGCGAAGCGGACCACGGCGTCATCGCCGCATTCGTCGACTACGCGAAGGCGAACGGGCCGGCCGCCAAGGAAGCTCTGAAGGCGATCGCGCAAGCCGTGATCGTCCTCATGGAGGGCGCCGCGCAGGCCGGACCGAGCCTGCTCACCCTCGTCACCGCCGCCGCGAAGCTGGTGGCCGCGCTTCCGCCCGAGCTGATCGGGATCATCCTGCACGTGGCAGCGGCCCTGAAGCTGCTTCAGCTGTCCGGGGCCGGTATGGCCGCGCTCGTTGCGGGTCTCGCCAGGGTCCGCGCGCAGATCGTGGCCCTGTCCGCTGCCTCGGCCGGGGCCGGCGGCGGCCTGGCCGGGCTGCGTGCGGCGTTCATGTCGCTGGGGGTGGCCGCCCGCGCCTCCATCATCGTGGCCGGTCTCGCCGCCGTCGTCATGATCATGGAGAAGCTCGGGAAGTCATCGAAGGCCGCACCCGATGTGGACCGGATGACGACATCCCTCGGGAACCTCGGCCGCACAGGGCGGGCCACCGGTGAGGCGCTCCGCGTGTTCGGCAAAGGCCTGGACGGTCTGGCTTACGCCGCGGACCGGGTGGCCGGCAAATCGTCGGGCATGGACAAGTTCAACGACGTCATGAACAAGATCTTTTCTCTTGGTATGGCGAAGTCGAACTCCCTGAAGGAAGCCGAGAAAGACATCGACGCCCTCGACAAGGGCCTCGCCAACCTCGTCAAGGGCGGCAAACCCCAACTCGCCGCGGCCGCGCTGAAGGAATTGCAGGCGGCGTACGCGAAGAAGGGCGGCGACCCGAAGAAACTCGCATCCGAGATGGACGACTACAAGTCCGCCCTCGCCGACGCCGCTCTCGAGCAGAAACTCACCGCCGATTCGATGGGCCTGTTCGGTGCCGCGGCGCAGCAGACGTCGGCGAAGCTGGACGCCCAAAAAGCGAGCGCGGACGGCCTGCGCCAGTCGATCCAGGCCCTGAACGACGCCAACCGGCAGGGCCTGGGCGGGATGATCGGCTTCGAGGCGGCTATCGACGCCGCCGCGAAGGCCGCGCATGACAACGCGGGCGCCCTGTCGATGACGAACGGGGTGCTGAACCTCGGCTCGGAGAAGGCCCGCAACGCCGCGTCCGCGCTGCAAGATCTCGCAGACAAGACGGACTCGGCCGCCGCGTCGGCCCGGGAATCCGGATCCAGCTGGGAAACCGTCAACGGGATCTACGAGCGGGGCCGGTCCGCACTCATCAGGAACGCGGAGGCCATGGGCCTGTCCGCCAGCCAGGCCAGGCAACTCGCCGACCAGATCCTGAAGATCCCGGACAAGAACGCCCGGGTCAAGATGAACGTCGAGGACGCCACCCGCGACCTCAACGCCTTCAACGCCAAGGTGCGCAGCTCACCCGGCTCAAAGTCCGTCACCCTCAAGACCCTGTCGTCGTCGGCGGAAGCAGTCCTCAAAGCGTTCGGATTCAAGGTCACACACCTGCCGAACGGCAGCGTAAAAATCACCGCGTCCGCGGGTGGGGCCCTGAGCGTCATCAGCAGCGTGGCCGGGGCCATCGCAAGCCTCCGCGACCGGCACATCGTCCTGACGACCGAGCACCGCACCATCTACACCGGCAAGGGCGGCCGCGGCCCCAACGCCGCCACCGGCGGCCTGCTGGCGGCCCTGCCCAAACACAAACTCGCCGACGGCGGCCCCGTGCAGTACTTCCCCGCCGGCGGCTACATCCAAGGCCCCGGCTCGGCCACCTCCGACAGCATCCTGGGCACCTTCGCCTCCGGTGCCACCGCGGCCGTCTCCAACAGCGAATACGTCATCCAGGCCAGCGCGGTCCGCAAGTACGGGCTGCGCATCTTGGACCAGCTGAACAACGGCACCCTGCCGATGCTCACCCGGCTGTCCTCCGGGGGCCTGACCGGCCTGCCGCACCTCGCGGGCGGCGGCTTCACCTACACGCCGACCGGCACCATGAAGTCTGCCTCCGATGTGCAGTCGGCCTACAGCAGCGGCCACCAGTCGATCACGAAGGACCAGTACAACAAGACGCTGCGCGCCCGCGCGAACGCCGTGGATAGCCTGCGGGCCGCCGAGGCCCGGCTGGCGCAGGTCCGCAAGCACAAGCACACCCACGCCCAGCTGGTCGCGGCGGAGAACGCGGTCGCCAAGGCCCGGCGCAGCGTGGCCACCGCCACCGACGCCGCGAAGTCAGCGGAGGCCCGCTACAAGAAGCAGTTCTCCCTGTCCGACTGGGGCAAGACCCTCTCCAGCGCGGTCAAGTCGAACGCCGCCTACGAGGCCAACCTGAAGAAGATCGCCGCCCGGGGTGGCGGGGACATCGTCGACCAGCTCCGCGACATGGGCGCCGAGGGCGCCACCATGGTCAACGCGCTCGCGAAGGCATCCGGGAAGCAGTTCGCCAGCATCGTCGCGAACCTGCGCAAGTTCGCCCCGCTGGCCAAGGCCACCCTCGCCGACTACACCGCCCAGCTGAACGCCTCCACCAAGACCTCTAGCGCCTTCCAGGCCAACCTGGCCAAGCTCGCCGGGATGGGCTACGGCGACCTGGCCACCCAGCTCGCCGCGCAGGGCGACGACGCCGCGCAGAAGCTGGCCGCGGAGGCCGTCAAGTCCAAGGGCGCCGCCGCCAAGGCCAACAAGGCCGCCAAGAACTCCGCGAACGCTCTGACCAGCGAGCAGCTCGGCGAACTCGTCCAGATCATTGCTGCGATCAAAACGAAGACCACCGGCATCCACGACGTCGCCGGTACCACCGGCATCGGCGAAGACGAGATCATCACGGTCGCCAACAAGGCCAAGGGGCAGATCCACACCGCGCTCGGTACCCGCGCCGGCCGCTTCCTCGCCGACCTGGGCAAGGCAAACAAACACTTGGCATACGCCGATGGCGGCATCCGCGCCGGCCTGTACGCCACCCAGGGTGGGATCGTGCGGTTCGCGGAGCCGGAGACCCACGGCGAGGCTTACCTGCCCCTGTCGCCCTCGAAGCGGCGCCACGCGTTGCCCGTGCTGGCGGACGTTGCGCACCGATTCGGGGTCGGACTGACCGACGCGCGCTCCGCCCGCCCGATCGTCATCGTCCGCGACGGCGACACCACCCACGTCACCGTGACACCGGTCCGCACCGGCGCGACCGCATCCGACATCGGCGCCCAGGTCGGACGCTCTGTCCGCCGCGCCCGCAGGGGAGGGGTGGCCGCCCGTGCCGCTTGAACTCGCCGACTTCCAGTACGACATCGGGGGCGTCCTCATCGGCGCCGGAACGAGCGTGCAGGTCATCGAGACCACTGGCCTCGGCCGTCCCCCCGTGCGGGACTCCGATGTGGACCAGCCGTCGATGGACGGCCAGTTCGCCGGCCCCGACTACTGGACCGGACGGCAGATCCAGTTCGATGCCGCGATCCGTATCCCCGGCAACCCGGCGGCCTGCCACGACATGGTGGCCGCGTTGCAGGCCGCCACCGACGGCGCCGCCGTGCGCCTGGTGGGCGGGCAGGGCCTGACCCTGCGGATCCTGCGCCCCGGCCGGACGGTGAAGTCTCTGACGGTGCGGGCGCGGAAGATCGACCCGGAGTACAAGCAGGTCATCCACGGCTACGTGCCCCTGGACATGGAGTTCCTGGCGCACGACCCCACCTTCTACGCGGACACGGACTCCACCACCGAGCTGCCGCTGGGGTGGCTGACCGGCGGCGGGTTCGCCGCCCCCGTCACCGCACCCATCTTCGTGCAGGACGGCACGGTGGCCGCCGACCGGCCCGGCTGGGTCACCAACAACGGTGATGCGGACGCCTGGCCGGTCATCCGCATCACCGGGCCCTGCTCCAACGTCACCATCACCCACGTCGCCACGGGCCGCTCCCTCGCCTTTCCCACCCTGGTCCTCGCGGCCGGGCGGTGGGCGGAGATCGACACCCGGCCCGGGGCCCGCACCATCACCCTCGACAACGGCGGCAACGCCTCCGCCTACCTCAGCCCCTCCTCCCGCATCGACCTGTTCTCCCTGCCCCCGGGCATGTCGGAGATGCGCTGGACCGCGTTCGACTCCACCAACTCCGCCCGCCTGCGCCTGACCTGGCGCGACGCCTACATCGCCCTCTGAGGAGCGCCATGACTTTGATCCCGCAGCCCATCATGGTCAACGGGGCGACCCACAGCGCGCAGACGTTCCGCATGCTGGTGCGTGACCTGGCCCGCGGCAACGAGGGCGTCACCCAGGGAGACGACCTGAAGGTGGCGCAGCGCTCCACCCCCGGCGGCGGCGTGACCGTCAGCGACGGCTCCGGTGTCGTGCGCGGGCGGGCGAACGCCTTCCAGGGCTCCTATGCGGTGTGCAATGTCGGCAGCGCGGACGTCGACATCGCTGCGACCGGCGGCAGTCCACGCTCCGACATGCTAATCGTCCGCGTGGAGGACCCCGAGTACGAGGGCAGCCTGGACCCCACCGTCGATCAGATCGCCTACTTCCAGGTCATCTCCAACGTGTCCAGCTCCGCCACGGCGATCCCGGACGGGCGTACCGGCATCCCCCTCGCCCGCATCGACATCCCCGCCTCCACGTCGACCATCACCAACGCGATGATCACCGATCTGCGGTCCATCGCCAACCCGCGCCGCGAACGCACCCTCCTCGTTCAGTCCCCCTCCGGCCTGTCCACCGACATCGGCGGCACCTCCGGCACCTTCTCCTACTTCTCCACCGCACCCGGCTGGAACATCACCGTGCCCGGCTGGGCCACCAAGGTCGTCATGTCGCTGTCCGTGGGGCAGCTCCGCTACAACACGGCCGCCTTCTTCGGGCAGATCCGCGCCACCTTCGGCTCCTTGGCGAGCGTGCAGGCCGTCAACCTCGACGACAACCAGTCCGGAACTCGCCGGGCCACCGTTGTCTTCGGCGACACCATCACCCTGCCCTGGTCCTACTTCGTCACCACCCAACTCCTTCGCTTCCAGGCCTGCGGACTCACCGGTAACGCGGGCAAGGTCGGCGTCGACGCCTCCAGCACGCTGATCGCCGACGTGGAGTTCATCGAGGCACCCAGGTGAGCGCCCCCACCCCGGCCCGGGTCCTCACCCAGCACGCCCTCACCGGGGCGTGGCTGTCGACCGCGCTCCCTGTCGGCGATCTGGAGTACGGCGACGAGCTCAACGGGCCCGGCAGCCTGTCGGGGAAACTCTCACCCCGCCTGCTGTCCTCCAACCCCACCCTCGCCGACCCCGGCAACACCCTCATCTACGTGGAGGCGGCCGGGCAGTTGGTGTGGGGAGGCATCGTGTGGGACGTCCGCACCCAGGGAAGCGACTACGCCATCGAGGCCGCCTCATGGTCGTCCTACCTGCAAAAGCGTTTCGACCTGGACGGCGAGTTCGGCGGCCGCGGCCCCTACACCTACGCCGACCGCTGCCACGTCCTGCGCGACATCTGGACGTACGCCCAGTCCATTGCCGACGGCGACCTGGGCGTCACTGTCGATGCCACCACGTCCACGTCGACCATCGGCACCCCCGACGACGTGTACCACTCCTACTCCTACGACGTGAACTGCCTCGGCGACAAAGCCGACGACCTGGTCTCCGGGGACGCCACCCCCGACTACACGTGCGCCACCTCCTGGAACGCCGACAAGACCGGCGTGGTGAAGCGGATCCGGCTGGGCTGGCCCCGCCTCGGTGCGCGCCGCACCGATATCTCCTTCTCCTCCGGCGTGAACATCATCGAGGACCCTGAAGTGGCCCTCGGCGGCGACGACTACGCCCAGGTCGTCATCGCCTCCGGCGCCGGTGACGGTTCGGCGAAGCTGCGGCAGATCTCCGCCGTCCGCAACGGACGCCTCCGCCTCGAAGCGGCGATCGACGCGCCGGAGCTCAACGGAAACGACACCCTGAAGGCCCGGGCGTCCGCCGAGCGGGCCTGGCGGCAGGTGCTGGGCTCCGTCGACCAGATCACCATCCGCAACACGGCTGCGGCACCGTTCGGGTCGTGGCAGGTCGGCGACGACGTGTACACGCGCGTCCATAACGCGTGGACGGACTTCACCGGCTGGTGCCGCATCACCGGATGGATCGTCAAGCCGGATGCGGCCGGCGGCCCGCAGGCCACGGTCTCCCTTAAACCGTCCGCCATGTACAACTACGGGGGCGTGTGACGTGGACATCGGCCGCAAGCTGAACGAGCTCGACACCCGCGTGGCGAAGGTGGAGCGCTCCGCGCGCCTGTCCCATGCGGCGATCGACAACACGTCCGTCGCCGTGAAGGACGGCGCGGGGAACCTGCGGGGCATCATCGGCGTGCAGGCCGACGGCACGACCGCGGTGAACATCGTCAACGGCGCCGCGCCTCCGCAACCCTCTGCCCCGGCCGTGGTATCGGTGCTGGGTGGGGTGACCGCCGCCTGGGACGGCGCGTTCGCCGGCGGCGCCACCATGCCCATGGACTGGCAGCGCGTCGAAGTCCACGCCTCGGTGACGAGCGGCTTCACCCCCGACCCGACCACCCTCAAGGCCACCATCGAAACCCCGCAGGGCGCCACTACGGTCATCGTCACCGCCATGGACGTGTACGTGCGCCTGCTGGCCCGCAACACCTCCGGCACCGCCTCCACACCATCCGACCAGACCGGCCCGCTCGGGCCGACACCGGTCGTTGCCGACGACATCCTCGACGGCATCGTCACCACCATCAAACTTGCCGACGACGCGGTCACCGAGGCCAAGGTAGCCACCGGCGCGATCGGCTCCACCGCCATCCAGGACGGCGCCGTCCTGGAGGCGAAACTCGCCGCGAACGCCGTCACCACCGGCAAACTCGCCGACCTGGTCATCACCGAAACGAAACTCGCCGCGAACGCGGTCACCGCGGCGAAGGTCGCGGCGGGGGCGATCGACACTGTGGCGATCGCAGACTCCGCGATCAATGCGGCGAAGATCGGGGCGGCGGCCGTCGTCGCGGGGAAACTCGCCTCGAACGCGGTTACCTCGACGACCATCGCCAACGATGCTGTCACCGCGGGGAAGGTGGCAGCGGACGCCATCACCGCCCGGGAGATCACCGCCGGAGCGGTGACGACCGCGGAGCTCGCCGCCGGCGCGGTCACGGCCAACGAGATCGCCGCCAACGCCGTCGTAGCGGGGAAGATCGCCGCGAATGCGGTCACCGCCACGACGATCGCGGCCGGGGCCGTGCAGACCGCGGCCCTCGCCGCAGACGCGGTCGCCGCCGGGAAGGTGGCCGCAGACGCCATCACGGCCCGGGAACTCGCTGCCTCCTCGGTGACCACCGCGGAGATCGCCGCCGGCGCGGTCACCGCGGCCGCTGTCGCCGCAGGGGCCATCACCACCGACAAACTCACCGTGACCGGCGGCGCCAACGTGCTGTCCGATCCCAGCTTCGAGGGCGCCTACAGTGCCGCCCTCGTCTCCGGCAGCAGCTTCCTCAGCATCGACACCACCGGCAACGGCTCCGCGCACTCCCTGAAAATCAACGCGGTCGCCGGATCGGCCACCACCCGATCCCAGAAAATCACCGCCCTGCCCATCCTCCCCGGCGACCAGCTGTACGTGGCCGCCGACTACCTCACCACCAGCGACTACACGGCCACGGCCACCGTCAAGTTCTACGCCCGCTGGGAGGACTCCACCGGCACCGTCCTCGGCTACGGCGTAGCGCAAGGCTCCCCGCCCGTCCTCGGCGGCTCCACCTGGACCCGCATCACAGCCACGGTCACCGCGCCCGCGAACACCGTGACCGCCAGCATCTGGGCCGAGTCGTTCCAGGCGTCCGCCGGCAGCGTCTGGTTCGACAACGCCTCCGTCCGCCCCGTCCTCGCGGGCACGCAGATCCAGGACGGCGTCATCACCACCGCCAAGATTGCCGCCCTGACCATTCAGGCCGGGAACATCGCCGCGGACGCCGTGGCGGCCGGGAAGATCGCCGCGGATGCGGTGACCGCCCGGGAGATTGCCGCGAGCGCGGTCACCGCATCCGAGATCGCCGCCAACACGATCGTCGCGGGGAACCTGGCCGCCGGGTCCGTTGATGCGACCGCCCTGTCCGCGACCGCCATCACCGGCAAGACCATCACTGGCGGCACCATCACCGGCACCACCATCACCGGCGGCACCCTCCAGACCGCCACGTCCGGGCAGCGCATCACCCTCAACGAATCGTCCGCCAACAAGATCCTCGTCTACAACAGCTCCGGTACCGCGATCGGCGAACTCTCCGCATCCGGGCTGCTCGTCAAGGGCACCAACGGGGCGATCATCCAGCTGGACCCCAGCAACGCCTACCCCAACCTGAAACTGACCAACTCTTCGGGTACCCAGTCCGCCGTCGTCAACATCAGCGGCTCCGACGCCCTCATAGGATTGAACAGTGGGCAGTTTTCCAGCGGCTCTTACACCGACTGGAAATGGCGCACTCTCTTCGGCAGCAGCAGCGGCACCGAAGTGTGGTGCGCCGAACGCACCCGCGACGGGGACACTTCCACCTACCTCGGCGGCCGCATCTTTATCGACGCCACCCGCGCCAGCATCGGGTACATGAGTTCTGCCGATTCCTCCCAAAACGGCTACATCAACTTCACCGCCCAGCTGGCGCAGATCTTTAACGGGCGCTTCGAAGTCATCCCGATGGCGTCGGCCAACTCGGCCCTGACCGTCAACCCGGCCTCCGGGCACACCGGGAACCTGGCCCGGTTCCAGGTCAACGGCACGGACAAGTTCGTCGTCGATAAGGACGGCAAGGTCACGGCCGGGAACATGGCCGCCGGCCACGTCACCATCACCCCCGTCGCGAACACTCCCACCAGCGCCACCGTGACCGGCCTGAACCTGACCGGAACGGTCCGTGTCGTCGCCACCGCAAGCACATCCGTTCCCGGCACCCAGGTCACCGGTGTCGGCGTCAACAGCGTCAGCACCACCGGATTCACGATTTGGCTCACCCGCACCAACACGACTTCCACCGGCGTCGACTGGATCGCCATGGGCGAATGAGCCCGCCCCCGCCACGAAAGGACCCTGTGATGAGCATCGACCCCGACCCGGCCACGGACGGCGAAGACACCGAGCCGCCGCTCCCCGCCGCCCCCACGCCGCCCCCGCCCGACACCGGCCCCGTCGACACGCCCCCCGATGCGCCGCCCGCACCACCTCAGCCGATCGTGTTCGAGCCGTTCACCTGGTACCAGGTGACCTCCACGTGCACCACCCCGGCCTGCCCGAACCTGAACACCACGACGACGGAGCCGATGGTGTACTCCAACGCAGGAACCGTGATCATGGTGTGCGGGCTGTGCAACCAGCGGCGCACCATACTGGCCGCGACGAAACTGGACCCGCAGCCCGAAATGAGCTGACCGTAACCGGCCAGGCCGGGCCAGGGGGAACACACGTCCCACCCGGCTCTACCCTGATCACACGGGCGACCCTCCGCCCCTGCTCCGCCCCCCCGAGGGACGACCGCACGCAGCGGCCTGCCACAACGTCAGCTCTGGGCGCGGGGAGTTCAGGAGCACGGGTCACAGTGCCCGACCTCGACATCAAGCAGTACGACGTCACCGGCGCACTGGGCCGGCACCTCGTGCTGGACCCGCGCAGCCTCGCCTACCGGCGCCGCTACAACGGCGAGCCCCTCAAGCCCGCCGAGTGGGCCCCCAAGGTGCCCGTCCTGGACCAGCAGGACCTGATCGCCCAAGGAATCCACACCAGCCAGTTGTTCAAGGGCGCCCCCGACGTGGACGCCCTCGGCTCCTGCACCGCGAACAGTGCCACCGCCCTCATCTCCATCCTCCACGACCCGGCCACGCTCGCCGAAGCCGGCCTCGACGTCACCGACCCGGCCGCCGCCGAGGAGTGGGCGATCGGCCTCTACTCGGACGCCACCCACCGCGACCAGTGGCACGACCAGGCTTGGCCCAGCACCGACTGCGGCTCCTCCGGCCTCGGCGTCGCCAAAGCCCTGCGCCACCGCGGCCTCATCGACCAGTACGGGCACGCCACCACCGCCGAAGAGCTCGGCATGCTCCTCCAGACCGGGCCCGTTCTCATGGGCATCGTCTGGGTGGACGCGTTCTTCACGCCAGACCCGGACGGCTTCATCGACACCGCCCCGAACTGGCTCACCTCCACCGTCGCCGGCGGCCACGAAGTGTGCCTGACCGCCCTCGAAGACGTCGCCTTCAACCCCGACGGCACCCTCGCCGACAGCACCGTCCTGCGCTTCGTCAACAGCTGGACCACCAGTTGGGGAGACCAGGGATTCGGCCGGCTGACGGTCGGGACGTACCGCGCCCTCAGACACGAGATCGACCTCGTGCAGCCCCGATTGGACTCCGCCCGATGACCGAGTACCACGTCGCCATCGACCACCTCGCATCCCCCGACCCGGACACCCCCGAGCATCAGGTGGAGACCACCTACCTCGGTGTCGTCGACCAGGCCCACGTCGACGACGTCCGCGCCATCGCCGCCCTCGACGACTCGCCCCGGTTCGTGAAGGAGCACCCGCACATCGACGGCGCCTTCTGCGTGCTGCGCGACGACGGCGACCTGGACGTGTACGTGCCCGTCGGCGCCCCCGAGTACCGGGTGTACGAGCCGGACCCGGGCCCGAAGACGCAGATAGAGGGCGCCGACATGCCGCGCGGCGCCACCGCTGGCCTGGCCTACATCTCCGGCGTCACCCGGTTCGGCGACCAGTCCATCGGCGGCGCCATGGACAGCCCCACCCGGCCCCCGCGGGCCGTGTGGCACACCACCGAATCCCCGGCTGGGGGCAACTACTTCTCCAGTGTTGCCGCCTACCTGATCCGGGTCGCCTCCGAGCCGCAGGTCATTTACGACCCTGTCACCGACCGGCTGGGCCAGTTCGGCCCGCTCACCCAGTCCGCCCGGGCCTTGCAGAACGACGGCTCCTACCGCACCAACCGGACCGGGAAGGTGTGTGTGCAAACCGAGGTCCTGGGGCGTGCGGCCAACCCATGGACGAACGGATTCGACCCGTCGAAGAAGCCGAACTTCCGGAAGCTGATCGCGGCCTTGCGCGGGCACGATATCCCCGACGTGTGGCCTGTGGGTAAGCCTCCGGCGACTCTGGCCGCTGCCACCAAGCGGCCGAAGACGACGTGGGAGAACCAGGGCGGGCACTACGCGCACGGGCAGATCCGTGGGCAGAGCCACTGGGACCCGGGCGCTATCGACACCGACATCGTGCCGGGCAAGCCCGTTGTGGAGACCAAGCCGGCCCCGTCCACGCCGTCCAAGCCGTCCGTGCACTACGAGCCGTTCCCCGGCAGCGGGTTCTTCCACCCGGGGCGGCACAGCCCCATCATCACCGCCCTCGGCCGCCGCCTGGTCGCGCTCGGCTTCGGCAAGCACTACAACTCCGGGCCTGGTCCGGACTGGACGAACGCCGACCGGGCCAACGTGCGCGACTTCCAGTTGTCGCGGGTCGATCTGCGCGGCGATGCCGACGGCATCCCCGGGCCGAAGACCTGGGCAGCGCTCAGGGTCCCGAAGGTCTGATCCACCCACCCCCGCCACCACTCACACAAGGAGGCCCGTCGTGGCCGCATCACCGTTCAAGATCTTCGGGCGAGAGCCGTCCGTCATCCTCGGCGCCGTCGCGATCGTCGTGCAGTTCGTGTCCGCGTTCGTCATCAACGTCAGCCAGGACACCCAGACCGCCATCAACGCGGTCGCCGCCGCGCTGGTCGGTTTCATCGTGGCCTACATGGTCCACGACGAGGGCGCCTTCGCCGCGTTCGTCGGCCTCGGGCAGGCCGCTCTCGCGCTGGCGATGAACCTGGGCCTGCACTGGTCGGGCGACAAACAGTCCGCGTTCATGGCGCTGTTCACGATCCTCGGCCAGTTCTGGCTGGTCCGGGACCGGGTCACCGCACCGGTCACCAAGGAAGGCCTGCGGCTGGCCGCTTGACCGGCCTGCTCTAACACCCCCCACAGGAGCAGGACATGGGCGACGAGCCGACCCCCGGAGAAATGGTCCGGCGTCTCGAAGATCGGCTCGCCGACGTTCGCGATGACATCCAGCAGCTCGGCCGGCGCATGGACGAGAAGGTCGACCAACGGATCTACGACCTTCGACACGAGGCGCTGACCGGGCGGGTGTCCACGCTGGAAACCCTTCGCGAGAAAGACGCAGAGAAGTTGGTAGCCACCAGACGGTGGCTGATCGGAGCCGTTGTTGTGCCCCTGGTCGGAATTCTCCTTCCGGTGATCATCCTCCTTGCCCGGGGGACGTGATGACCAGGGCACAGATACGAGCTCAGGAACGACGGTGGCGGCGCGGGGACAGCCTGGCACTCCTCGCGGCCGTCATCCTCGGTGTCGCCCTGGCATGGATCCTTCTGGCCGTTCAGGGCCTACAGGACGAGCTGCGCACGTCCAACGACGCCCGGGATGCGCTGGCCCGGCAGGTGCGATCGCTTGGTGGTACGCCGGTGGCGGGGCCGCCGGGCAGCCGTGGCGAGCCGGGGAAGACGGTGATCGGTGCGCGCGGGCCGTCAGGACCGCCGGGCCCGTCGGGTAAGCCAGCACCCACCATCACGCCCAGTCCCGGCCCCAGCGGACCTGCTGGACCCTCGGGAGCGCCGGGAGCGGACTCCACCGTGCCCGGCCCGGTCGGACCAACCGGCCCGACCGGGCCGGCAGGACAGGACGGTGCGGCCGGGCAGGACGGAAGCGACGGGAAGAACGGGGCCCCGCCGTCGTCGTGGACGTACACCGACCAGGACGGCAACGAATACCAGTGCGTGCCCGTCGACGACTTCGACCCCGACAACCCCCGCTACCGGTGCACGCAGACCTCCACCGCAAGCCCGGGCCCATCGCCCTCACCCAGCGACACGCCGTCCCCGAGCGACAGCCCCACCTCCACTGGTCTGCTGCCGCTGACCATCGCCGACCGCCGCCGCAGTAGCTAGGAGACTCACGATGACCACGGTGAACGGGAAGCTGCTCGGGGCGGAGCGCCCGGAGCGGGTGGAGATGGTCGCCACCCTCGTCGACGTGACCGGGAAGACGGCGGTCGGCTACGTGCCCTCCCTCGAGGGCGAGCTGGTCCGCCCGGTGCCCATCCGCCCGGACAGCACCGGCACCTGGACGGCCACCCTGACCGCGAACGCGCTGATCACCTCCCAGGCGGGGGACACCCTGTGGGCGGTGCAGGAGGGCCGGGCCAGGGACGGCAGCCCGATCCTCACCTACATCGCCGTCCCCGAGACGGGCGGCCCCTACTGGGCGGGGGAGATCCTCGCCGATCTGTCGTCCACGCAGACCGGGGACAGCACCGTCCTCTACCTGGCCGGGCCTTCCGGGACGGACGGGGCGTCGGCCTACCAGGTGGCTGTGGCCAACGGCTTCACCGGTACCGAGACGGAGTGGCTGGCCTCCCTGGTCGGGCCGCAGGGTGCCCCGGGCTCCGGGGGCGGCGCCGTCGACAGCGTCAACACCCTCACCGGGGATGTGGTCCTGGACGCGGCAGCGGTCGGTGCTGACCCAGCCGGGGCGGCATCCGCAGCACAGTCCGCAGCTGTGACGGCGGCGGCCACGGATGCCACCGCCAAGGTGACCGCCCACACCGGCGCTACGGACCCGCACGGCGACCGGGCGGCCGCGGCGGCCGCGCTCAGTGCACACACCGGCGACACCACCGACGTGCACGGCATCCCGGACACGGCATCCCTCGAGACATCCGCCGGCGCCCAGGCGAAGGCCGACACAGCCCAGACGGCCGCGACCACCACGGCAGCCTCCGACGCGACCGCGAAGGTGGCCGCACACGTTGCCGCCACCGATCCGCACGGCGACCGCGCTGCCGCATCGAGCGCCCTGACCGCCCACGCCGCCGACTCCACCAACGTGCACGGCATCACCGACACCGCGCTCCTCGAGACGACGGCCGGCGCGCAGGCGAAAGCGGACGCCGCGCAGACCGCGGCCACCAGTACGGCCGCGAGCGACGCCACGGCGAAGGTGAGCACGCACACGGGCGCATCGGATCCGCACGGGGACCGCGCCTACGCCGACTCGGCGAAGCTCGCCAAGACGGCCAACCTGTCCGACCTTGCCAACACCGCCACGGCCCGAACGAACCTGGGCCTCGGCGGGGCGGCCACGCTCGCCGTGGGCACCGCCTCCGGGACAGTGGCCGCAGGGGACGACAGCCGCATCACCGGTGCGGCACAGAAGGCCTCCAACCTGTCCGACCTTGGCTCCGCGTCCACGGCCCGCACCAACCTCGGCCTCGGCGGGGCTGCGCTGCTGAACGTGGGCACCAGCGCGGGCACTGTGGCGGCAGGCGACGACGCCCGCATCACAGGCGCCCTACCGGCCACGGGCGGCACCATCACCGGCGACCTCGAGGTGGCGGGCCGTCTGACCACGGCCGGGTTCGCCCTGCCGCTCACACCGCCCGCATCCGCCAGGCCCGCCTGGCGGGACGCCTCCAGCATTGTGACGCTGATGCAGTCCGGGCACGGCTGGACCACCTCGGGCACCGTCGGATCGTCGAACCTCAACGACACCAGCACCTACGCCAAGGGCACCCAGTGCGCCACGATCACCACCGCAGGCGGCGGCGCGGGAGCCAACCTTCAAAAGCTCGGCATGACGGCCCTCGACCTGACCGGCAAGGCGGTCCGCCTGCTGCTGAAGATCGACGACATCACCCACGTCAGCTTCTTGAACTTCTTCGCCGGCACCAGTTCCCTGGCCAACAACTTCAAGTGGATCGCCCAGCGGGCGACCTCAACAAGCTCGCAGAACTGGATTCAGTCGGGGGAGTGGGTGCTCCTCACCCTGTCCTGGGCGGACGTGAACGCGGCCTCCGGCTCCTACAGCCTGTCCTCCACAGGTGTGCCGTCGACGACGTCCGGGTTCACGGACATGCGGGTGCAGGCCGTCGACGACGCGGGCGGCACCGTCACCCTCCACGTACAGTCCGTCGAACTGGTCGCGGACACCAGCGAAACCTTCCCCAACGGCGTCGTCTCCATCACCTTCGACGACTCCTACGACACCGCGTACAACCTCGCCCGCCCCGTGATGGAGAACCTGGGGCAGCGGGGCACCCTGTACACGATCGCCGACGCCATCGGCCAGTCCGGTTTCCAGACCCTGGCCCAGTTGAAAACCCTGGACCGGGTGGGCTGGGAGATCGCCGGGCACGCCTACACCCGCGCCAAACACGACGTCGGCTACAACACGCTGACCGGCCGGGAGGTCGGCGACGAGCTACGCAACCTGCGGGCCTGGCTGGTGTCCAACGGGTTCACGTCCGCCCAGTTCTCCTACCCGCGCGGTTTCTTCGGGCAGACCACCGACGGCGCCAACATCGAGGAACTCGCCCGCCAGTACTTCTCCACCGGTCGGTCCATCAACTACGACTCCACCATCGAAAGCTTCCCGCCGCCGATGCCGTCCCGGATGCGCGCCGTGTCGTCCATCGGCTCCGTCATCGGGTCGGGCAACCGCGCCTACCCCGCCAACCTGGTCGGTGCGGGCGGCCTTCTGGACCGCTGCCAGCTCGAGGGCTCCTGGCTCCAACTCACCTTCCACAAGATCGTGTCCGGGACCGCGTCCGTCACCACCGAATGCTCCGTCACCGACTTCACCACGATCATGAACGGGATCGCGTCCCGCAACATCCCCGTCCGCACCGTTGACGACGTTATCCGCAACTACAAGTAAAGGGCGGCCTGCCATGACCCTCCAGGACATCCCCCTCGCATGGTCCCGCCTGCGCACCGCCTGGCAGCTCGCCGGGAACGCCGCCATCACCGGCAACCTGACCGTGGACGGCACACTGACCGCCACCGGCAACACCCTGGGGCAATCCACTCCGTCCGCCCACGGCATCGCCGCCTGGGCCTACGACCCGGCCCTGGCCGTCAACTCCACCCAGCTGACCGCCGGGACCCTGTACCTGGTCCGCGTGAACATCGCCGCCAACGTGACCGCCACGAAAATCTACTGGTGGGTGGCAAACACGGGGTCCGGGGCCACCACCAACGGAAACTGGGTGGGCTTGTACAACTCGTCCGGGGTGCTGCTGACGTCGGCGAACGTGGACAGCGGCTTCTCCTCGGCCACGCTGAAGACCACCACGGTCACCGGGACGGCGCTGGCGGCCGGGTCGTTCTACTGGGTGGGCCTGCTGTTCAATGCGTCGGTCACGCCTACGCTGACCCGCGGTAGCGGCTGGACGGGTGTGGACACGGCGGCGAACATCGGCCTGTCGGCAGCCCAGTACCGGTTCGCGAAGAACGGCACCGGATTGACCACGCTGCCGTCGTCGCTTACGCCGGGGTCGAATGTTGGGTCGGACATTGCCGGGCCGTGGGTGGCGGTGGGCGCCTGACCGCCGAACTGGGCCGCCAGGTAGCCCGGTGTTGTTGTCGGTGGCTGGCACTACCGTGGGGCCGATCAAGGCTCCTGAGCCCTGGGCCTCAGGTAGTCGACCAACAGGCGGGGACG